CAAAATTGTCTATGACCCAGTTGGATCTCCATTGACGGCTGAGTACAACACTGCTTTTACAACAATTGTCGATATATCTGATACAACTGATTTCGAGGTTGTTTGCGGCTGGGGCCAAGCAAATACTTATAGAGAAGTTCACCCTCTCGCTTTGTATAATCCGCCTTTCGCTGCCGGTGGTCAACCTTTCTTCTATGATTCTGACTCCGATTCTTTTGGTAATGGAGCCATCTCTGTGTACTGTGTTAATGATATCACAAGTCCAGCTGCAGATACGAATGTCTCTGTGAATGTTTACGTTTCTGCGGGAGATGACTTCGAAGTTGCTGTTCCTGACAACACGTATGTTTCCCGTTTACGTCTGCAAAATGACGTTACAGTGGATCCTTATGTTGTCGCAGCTGCAAGACTTCCAGCTATTGAAGAAGTCGAACCTATGAAGCCACAGTCTTCTGAGACAAGCACACCTGCTACAAGCGAGGTTACTGACCCCACGACTGCTCCTGTTGTCCAGACTGATAGTAATATCATTCCAACAACAGACGCTGCCAATTTGGTACATTTTGGGGAGTCTGTTCGTTCCTTGAGACAAATCATTAAAAGATATTGTCTCCATGAACAAATTCCTTTAAGTACTGATTTGTTCCCCACTTTCAACCAATATCAAAGGTCTGCTTTACCCTTTGTACCTGGTTACACATCTAGTGGTGATCAAAGTTCTATACAAGTACCCCTTGGCGTTACCATTCCAGCTGGCACTGCCGGCTATGCCTATGGTAACATGACTTTCCTTCGTTATGTTACTCTTGGGTTTGCTGGATGGAGAGGTGGTGTTCGTTACACCATTGACCTATCTAATGCTCCATGTTGCACTTTAGGAGGTGTAAGGGCCACAAGGTATACTTCTTGCATACCTGAAAATATTACTGATCAAAAATTAGCTCAGTCCACACCGAACGGTCGAGCCCAGACTGTTCGCAACAACAAACAAAGCACAGGAGGTGAAGGCATCGTTTTAGCCTCTCCTCGTGTCAACCCTGTTATCTCATTCGAAGTTCCTTTCTACTCAGAGTATCGTTTTATGCCTCCAAGGCAATTCGATTATTTTGGAGGAGATGATCCCTCTAGTGGTACACAGCTTCCCCAACCTTGTTGGAAGCTTATCGCTAATCAAATGAGGAGTACAGGTAGCGCGGCAGAAGACCAAGCGTTAGCGGTCGCTACTATTGATACCTATGTTGCCGCAGCCGAAGATTTTAACGTCGGTTGGTATCAAGGTCCTCCATTATTTTGGTTGGAGGGCGCACCACCCACTTCATAGTGGGCAACAACACACACACTCTGCGAGAGCCCGCAGAACGGCATTTATGTCGTTGGCTTGAACTGGAGAGAAAAACACAAAAGAGTTTTGATCCAGTTCTGCTGGATTACCATTTTATCTTATGTGCTCATCTTTCATAG